GGGATGTAAAGGGCTTTTTCGGCGGTGGCGGCTGCGTCGATTGCTAGCTGCAGGGCAGCTGTGTCATCCGTCGTGCTATTGCCTGCGGCACCAAAATCTTTAGCGTTGACCGAATCCTTCAGTCTGCTATCAATCGTTCTGGCAACAGCTCCTGTACCAGCCTGTGTAAATGACAGTTTGCTAGCAACGATACCGGCACTTGCATTGACATCAGCATTAACAATGCTGCCGATGCCGGCCTGCAAATTAGCCGTATCCAGCTGGCCAATCGTGATCCAGGCGTTATTCGCTGCGTTGCGCTGCTTCAGCGTTGCGGGGCTGGTGCTGGTGTCAACCCAGTATTGGTAGGCGAAGGTGGTGCTAGGGGCCGATGCGCCACTGTTCTGGCTAACGATCGCAGCTAGTGCGTTGTTCAGGTCACCACGAAACGCCTGGCCAGACTGGTTGGCGATGTTGTAGTCGTGCTGAGCCATCAGATAATCTCCCGGCCGTAGCCGATGGCAGTGTAGGTGAACTGGCGGCTCACAGCGGTGCCGGCACTGTCCCTAAAGGTTACTTGGAATCCAGTGCGTGTCACGGTAGCTACTGAGAAGTAGTCGCCTGTGCCCATGTTGAAGCCGGTTACTCCGATGCTGGGGGCTTCATAGAAGGCATTGGCGAAAGTAACCGAGTAAGTGCCAGCGCCGCTGGTCAGCGTGGCTGATTGCTCAGTTCGTTGCTGCAGTTCGACCACGCAGCCGAGTTCGTCAATCAGGATGTTCACTGATGGGTCGCTGCTGCTGGCGATCGTTTTGAACTGGAAGCCTTGGCCGCGAACGATGGCGTTGGCAAATTCGCGCCAGCTGCTCCAGGTCGGGGTTCCTGCCGGGTTGTCCTGGGTAGAACGCACGTAAAGTGTGGCATTCACCGAGTCAAGGTTGCCTTCATCAATAAGCGACCACGAATCTATCAGCTCTGATTTATCGTCCCAGAGGCCGTTGACGAGATAGGCACGTGTTAATAGTCTGCGTTGCAGGTTTACGTCAAACACGCCACCCATATCCAAGGTTGAGCCGAACTCATACTCACCCGAATTGAGCACACTACCCACGCTGTCGATTGTAGTTAAACTGTCCCATAAACCCATATCATCGACAAGCGTTCCGGTGCTTATGGTAAGCGCATCTAAATCTGCGCTGTAAAACATATCGATAGAGTTACCGTTGAATGGCGGGGTTTCTTGGTCTTCAGCGTAAGTTTGAACAAGAAAGCGAGGTAGCGGCGTAGGCAAGTCCGCCACTATTAAGGTCGCGTTCAATGATTTACGCCCACCGTCATCCTCAAACTTAAGTAGGTATGTTCCCTCCAGTAGCGGAACTTGCTTTTGCGTTTGATTACCTGATGCCGCTGGTACGATCTCGATGCTATTTTCCCACGTAACGCCCGTAAGATTTGGCGTGTGGCGGATTAGTACCTTACCACCGATTTTAACGTCAAGCTCCGTAGATGCCTCCCAGCTGATGATGGCACTGGCTTGGTCGATGGGGACTAGCGATACGCCAGTAACGTCAACTGGTAGCCCGGTTTTTCCGACTACATTGAATGAGAGCTGCGCTGGCAGCACCGAAGATTTAAGGCCCGCATTAACGCTATATACTTCTACTTCGTAAATCCCCGGCGTAGTATCAAAAATTTCAAGATCTAAACGCGATTGTACATTTGTTTGCCAGTTACCGTATTTGACACGCCAACGATAACGGTACTGATTTATGCCAGATACAGCCTGCCACGTAACTAGCAGTTTGGAGAGCGCGCGACCGTTGTTTTCGTAAAGCGTTTCGACGGCCTGCAGGTTGCTGGGTGCTGGTGGGATCTCGTTTAGATCGGTAATATCACGTTCTGTAAGTGCCCGACCACGTTCGATGTAGTCATATTTTGATGCGTTGTACGCCAACGCAGTGACCTGGTACTGTGTTTGGTCTTGCTCGGTTACGCTAAGTACACGCCAAGTAGAGGACTGTAGGTTTGATGTTTGGTAAATCCAGACACTATTAGGGTTAGGTGCGGCCGGAAAGGCTGAATCTAGCGTAAGTACGGGTCCAACAATACTTACTACTGTGCGTGAAGCAACCGTACCGTCTGGCAAAATTACCGACAATGCGCCACCGACTGGCGTTAGGTCAACTGTATTGTCCACGGTTACTGTATTTGTTGTCGCCGTTTTAAGCCGTCCGCCACGACGAGTGCCGGAGCGTACTGGATCACTGATTTCAATGATCTGGCCAGGGCGTACCAGCAAACCGGCGTCAACTGAGGCAGTAAAACTTACTACTTCAGACTCGTTTTGTTCGGAATACAGTAGCCATTCACCGATTCTTCCGGCTTGACTACGGCTAGTGCAAGCAAAGGCTGATATTTCGGTGGTTACAACACCGTACTTGGCAATCGCTGCTTGGTCTTCAACTACTTCGCGGGCAATATCACGCAGACTCAGATCAAGATAACTAACGATTACAACTGTTGGCCTAGTTTTCAGGCTGCCGCCGGAGTAGCTGAAACCTTCCTCTGACACGTTGGCCAGCGTGAACAGGTAGGCAGGGTCACTGGGCTTGTCTTGGCTGATCGTTAGTGCGCCAGTGCTCCAGTAGGGCATCGCCCGGAAAGTGGAGCATAGGTCATTGATCAGCTTGTAGGCTTCCTCTTGCGTCTGGATGTTGATATTGCAGGAGAAGCGTGGTTCGGTACCACCAAAGCCGTCTGGTACCAGCTCGTTGGCGTACTGACTGGCGGAATAAAATGCCCACTTGTCAAGACGGGAGGCGCTACCAGTAAAGCTTTGCTTTTCTTGGTCGGTAAGTATATGATCACCGAAGCCGTAGCGGGTTGAGGTGAGTAAATCCCAGAGCACCATCGCAGGATCACTGCACCATTGAGCAGCTTTCCAGGTGCCGTCCCACGTACCTGTGTAGATCAATCGCCCGGTAGTCGAGTCAACAGTGGCATTGGAGGGGATGCGGATTTTTATGCCACGAACTAAGTACGAACGACGTGGAATTGAATTGAACTGTTCGGCACCTATGCGTAGGCCAACTAGGGCGCTGTTAGGGTAACGCAGTTTTGCGTACACAATTTCAGTGTAACTAAGCCAACTAAAGGCGTTAACAATTTTAGAAGACGCGCCTCCTACATCTTGTTCAGAATTATCATTCGTGATGCGTGTAAGCTTGATATTGACTGGTTTAGCGCCCTGTAGATTTACTAGGTACTCGCGTTGATAGGCGTCGGCAGTTCGCCCGTTAACTGTATCATCTATTGCGACTGTGTACCCGCCTCCGGCGTATTGAACTGAAATCTGAAATCTAAAAACGCTACCGACAATATCCCCTTGGTCGGTAAATCTTTGCAGAGCAGGAATGTTTATTGTTACACGAACTGCATCGACCGTTATGTCTGAAATGGTACGGACTACCGGAGTTGATTGCTCTACAACAACGCCAACGCCGATCTCATCTTCAACTTCTGAGAATCCTGGAATCGCTGGCTGTTCTTGCGTACCATTGCGAGCGTACGCAATAACATTGTTAAAGTTGTAAATACCGTCTTCACCTTGAAGCGGGGTATTATCGATGAAAATTGATTTTGCGCCGTTCTTTAGTCCCTCAATTTCTCCTTCGCTGATTAAGTCAATTATGCTTGCGTACTGCGTTGAATTGAGGCCGTCGGCGGCTTCCGTAGGTGAATAGGTGGCTTGACTACCTCCGCCTCCCTTGCCCCCGCCACCAGCACTTCCACCAGCACCAACAATCCGTTTCATCCGGTTACCTGCACGGTATCGGTGCCCGCTGAGATCACAATAGATCCCACTAAGGTTTCACCATAGACAATCGGCACCGGAGTACCCTGACGACTTGTGTTCTGGATACCACTGAAGCTATAAGACTTGCGTGGATCGTTAGGCGAATCGGTACCTAGGGAGAGGCGGGGTGTGGGGGTAATTAGTTGTGAAACGCCGCCAAGGATGAGGCTGGCGCCGATGCTTCCGATACCAAGAGCTAGCGACGAAAATTGAGTGCCGAAAATTGTGGCGGCAACGCCGCCGCCAAGGCCGGGGAGTGCAATAGCCAAGGCCACTAATGCCACTCCCGCGATGATTCGGCCCGTGGCACCGGCACCAGTCACAACGGGAACGAATTTTATGATCTGCCCACCGGCGGGGTCGTGCAGCTCGTCTTCACCGAGGTCGTAGTCGCCAAGACTTACGCGGTAGTGCTGGTCCGCCATGTGACGTTCCAGGTCTGGCCAGTTGGCGAGCAGGAAGCGTACGGCCTCGGCGGCGCTGCTTACGTCGGCTTCAAGCACACGCTTGCCGATGAACTTCGCCAGGCGTCCGTAGAGCTTGATCTTACGCAGCATGGCGAAGTCTCCTTCCCGTGCATTTTAGTAGCCATCCGCCGTAGAGGTCACGGCTGCTGAGGCGGCCTTGGAGATGGTGGAGCAGGAGCTGGTCGCCAAGGTAAACGCCGACATGGTTGAGGCCGGTGCTATTGATTGCCATGAGTATGGCGTCACCGGGTTGCAGCTCCTCGTCGTCGCGTAACTCGCGGAAACCTGTGTCGCGCCAGCAGGCATCGAACATCGGGTCTAGGCGGAAGCTTTCTGCGTGCAGGGGGCGCTGCCAATCGCGTAAGTGGATGCCCTGTTCGGCGTAGTAGTCGCGTACCAGTGTCCAGCAGTCCGTTATGCCCCAGACCCACTGGCGGCCGACGAGCGGGGCAGTGTAGCCTTCAGGCTTGCATTCGCCCCACGTTTCGGTTTTGGGGTTGACGACGTACCAAGGGAGATTCGTTTTTTCGCAGGCCAGACGGTCCGCCTGGGACGGGAAGGGAGGCGTGGTTGGGTGACTGTGGATGATTGCAGTGATCTCGCCCGCATCCTCGGCAGCGGCGTAGTCGGCGGGATCGAGGGCGAAGAACTCGTCTGGATCTGTTGCCAAGTTCTTACAGGGCCAGTAATAATCGCGGCCTTTTACGACGACCAACAGGCCGCACGCCTCTTTAGGGTCTTCCGCCTTGGCGTGCGTTAATGCTGCATCGCGCCAGGGCATGTCAACCACCTTACGCGAAGAACGCCCCAATGCCAGGGAATGAGCCGAACGGAAGCTCCGCAGTTGCTCCAAAGCGTGCCTTGCAACTGCTCAGCCGCTTACCGCAGACATCGAGCACCTGACTGTTCACACCTTGATCAGATTCGTCGAAATAAACAACGCTGCTTAGATAAGGGTAAGTGGATAAGTAGTAAGTGGCATTAAATCCGCCCCCGGTATTACCTTGGCGTCCTTCCCATATTCCATAGTTGCGGTAGTGCTGGTTTGCAGTAGAAAGAGTATAAAGAGCCGCGACGTCTGGATAGGTTGCCAGATAGTATGTTGCGTCGAACTGCCCCGTGCTGTTGATGTTCAGATTTTCTGTGTAACCAAATGCGACGTAGTGCTCGCGTAATGGCCTTGCTGCGGGACCGGTCGGGGTGTAACCGCATTCAGCTGACTTGTAGACCCACTGGCAGATGTTGCTGATGCACTGGCGCTTTGGTGCGCGAACGCCGGCTAGGTCAAATGCCGCGCATAGCTCTAGCTCAACAATGTCGCGTGTTTCAACAGACTTACGGTCCACGTAATAGATTTCACGCGGAAACTCAGCTGTTGGATCTGGGGTGCCGTAAGGGTTGACATTACCGGGAAAGTTGGCGGCGTCCAGGTAACGGGCTAACGTGCGGATGCGCGTGACCTTGGCGCCTTCAAGCCCTCTGGGTAATCCCAGCATGATGGCTGTGATTGTGCCCATGATGTTGCTACAGCGGATCCGTGGTCGCGGCAGCGTGCCCTTGCCTTCGTAGGAGAAACCATCGGCTTCTACTGGAAACTGTAGATAGGTGTTACCGACCCAAATGACCTCACCGCTATTGTTTAGGTTGGTGCCGGCGTGGAAACGGTAAATATCGGCGGCGCCGTGTTGTAGTACGTTGAGTTGTAGTTCAAATAGCTCGATGACAGCGCTGGGCGCTGCTAGTTGTACTTCAGTTTCAAGTTGATAAAAGCCGTCACCCTCGGCGTAGCCGGTGTCCCAGTATCCAGGGACAACATACGGGGTGGTGACGGCCATTGTTTATCAAGCCCAGGGGAGGCCGGATGCCTTGCTCGGCGCGTGCTGTTCATCCAGCTGCGCTTGCAAAGCAGCTTCAATCTCTGCGACCTTTTCCTCGGTCAGCTTGTCTTTGACCCAGCCGATCAGGATTTCAGGGGTCAGGTCGGAGAATGGAGTCATGTCGCCTTCAGGGCGCTCAAGGCCAATAGATCCGTAGGCGCCGGCTGAGTATGTGTCGTCTTTGGCGTCCACCGTGTAGTGGACCGCAAACACGAAACCATCAGCGGTCTCCCGCTCAAGGTTGGCGATGTTCCAAGTGAAGGTGGCGGTCATTGAGGAAGAATCTCCGTTGGTGAGGTCAGGTCAAACGGTAGGTGACCCATGTGGTCGCTGCCGTTCTGCGGGAAAGGAAGCGCTGTGAGTTGTTGGCAGCAACAGTACCGGAGCCCACGACGGTGTGGCCGGCGCCGCCTTGGACTGTCACAGCGTTTGTGGCGCCTGTGTTGATGACGCTCCACTCAAAGGCCATGTTGTTGTAGAGGCCGAAGAAACCGCCATCCATCAGTGTGCCAGTGGGCAGTGTCATTGTGACAGCTGCAGCAGTGGATGAGGTGATGATCTTGGCAGTGAGGTTGGCGACCGTCAGTGTGGCGGTGGTGTCTACGGCTGCCGGTGCGGGCTGGTTGTAGATGACGGTGCCGCCGTTGGAGATGCGGAGTTGCTCAGTAGCCGATGAAGCACCATCAGCAGTAGTACTGAACACCAAACGGGCTGGCATGTCGTTGGTGCCGGGGGTGCCGTCTACTTGGGCGCGAATATTGGCGCCGTTTGTCATGTTTGCGCCGTCGTAGCCGCTAAAAGTAAAATCTCCTAGGTTATCGTCGGCAGCGACAATGGTGGGGGATGCGCCGGTCCCACGTCCTTTTTGAAGATGGAGTCTAGAGCTATTACTGTCCGCCGCCCATCTCGTAATTGACTGGGCAGCTTCTGCATCTGATTCAATTTGCAAAAGTGAATTAAAACTATTGGTACCAATGCGCGAGGGCCTGTTACTACTCGTCCCCACCAGCAGCCTGCCCGAGGAGTCGATGCGGGCGCGTTCAATCGTCGGATTTAGAAAAACAATGCTGCCGTTATTAGTACCAATGTATGAACTATTAGCTGAATCAGTAAATTGTACATACGATCCGGTGCCTGTTGATAATGTCTGGATTGAAGTATCTGCACTTGAGCTAACACTTAAGGTCCTGCCAGGATTTGTGATGCCAATCCCTACGTTGCCGTTGGAACTAATCCGCATCCGCTCAGTAGGCGATGCGGCCCCATCGGCCGTGGTTTTAAAGACCAAACGACCCGGCAAATCAGTGGTGTCACCGCCACTAAATGGCGTACCATCAACCAAAGCCTCTATAGATGCTGCGATATTGCTCAGGTCAGTGCCA